ACGATCATATACCGAGACGTAAATAACGTCCCTTTCTCCTTAAGATCAGCCATAGGTAGAGGATAAGCATTATCAGTAACTAAACTGATGAGCTCCAAGATATCACCAACTCGTTGTGTGGCATCCTGAGCCCAATCATCTAGAACTGTAATAGCTTGTCCTACATACCCATCCCAGTGGGGAGTACCGCATGATCTGGTGTAAACACATTCGAATGGATCGAGTCCTTCACGGACCGCGAGACAACGAATGATGTCTGAAACCAGACGGGACTTCCCGACTCCCGGAAGACCACACAGATAAAGTACTGTTGGTTCTACACGGAACTGGTTTTGTGGCGTGTTCTTTTTGAACAGAGCTGCCTTTTTCCCACCATCTGACCTCTTTGTATCGAACGTCGCAGACGCTGTGGGCATCGAAGTCTTGTAAGGATTGTAAATCTTCTTAACAATCTTTCCTAACTTCTTGCCGTTAGCAAATGCTAAGTTAAGATACTCGGTTGGAGTAGGCGGTGTGACAGAAGAGAGAGTCGCTCTATGCTTCTCATAGTACTGTTGCACAAGCTCTCGTGGGGATTGAGCAAAAGCTTTCTTAACTTGTCCTATTGAATGGATGAGTCGAAGCTTCTTACCAACTGAACCCTTAGTTCTTAGTGATGTTCGCATTCTTACCTGACCGACAATGATGTCGGGGAAGAATCGAATCTTGCCATAAGCAGGTAACTCTTTTTGTAAGAGTCGACGGGCACACCAAAAGGCCAATGAAGCTTTGATCTCTTTGATCAAAGCTGGCTCATTGTCGTACCCAGAGAACTCCTTAAGGAGGTGCTTATGGATCACTTCGAAACTAGCTTTAGAGATGCCGTGCTCCAGTAAAAGAACTGAGAGCGCTTGAGCAGATACTCTAGCATGTCGAAGCACAAATGTGCTTGCACTGACGTCTTTTGAATGACGTCGGACGGTCGAACGTTGGATTCTTGCACCTGAATCCGTAGGGTGGCTTCTTCTTCGGGAAGCCTTCCTCGTTTGACTATCGCAAATCGATTTGCCCAAGAATGGACGGAGACCTATTCTAGGTCACCAGCGAAGTAGCTGAT